GGCAACGGTCAGTGCTGCTCCGTTGAACTTGGTAACTGCCTGTGTCGTGCCGTTGGTCTCAAAGAGGATTGGCAGCGTGGTCGTTGTACCTGTCGGTATAGCCTGTAGCAGATTTACGAATATCGTACCTCTGTAGTTTGCATTAACGAAAGCGTGGTTCTTAAAGGTAAACACCACGTTGTCAGTATTTACTTTTACACCAGTAGAGCCTATCGCTGCCGAACCTCTTCTATTGACCCAATTGAAAGGGTTGTTCCAAATTAATGCCATAATAATTTCTTTATTTAAAAATTTATTATTAACTTTATATCGGGATAGATGAGAGTAATTAACTCATTGATAAGAGGTATGTCAACGCCTCTTCCCATTTTTTCAAGTTGGCACGTTCTTAAATAGTTGACAGTTATGAACAATCAAGAATTTCTTAAAAGTATCACCTTGAATGGCGAGGAATGGCGAATCATAGATTGGACAGATGGATATTATGCTATTTCCTCATTTGGTAGAATTGCATCTTTGTCTCATTACGTAGAAGGAGGAAACAATGCGAAATATTACACCAAACAACATTTGTTGACTGCTAACATAAATCCTTATGGTTATGCAAGAGTTCGCTTTTGCACCAACACTGGTGTTAACACAACAAAGATGGTTCACAGATTAGTAGCAGAAGCCTTTATCCCGAATCCTTATAGTTATCCATTTGTCGACCATATAGACGGAGATAGAGCTAACAATAACGCAAACAACTTACGCTGGTGTACTCGCTCCATGAATATGATGAACCCTATAACAAGATTGAGAAATTCTAATGCGAGAAAAGGGAAGCCTGTAGTAAGCTGTCGCCCAGTTGCTCAGCTAAAAGATGGAAAGTTGATAGCTATTTATCCTTCTTTAAAAGACGCTGCCATTAAGTGCAACTTTAAAAGCTTCGGCAATATCGCAGATAGTTGTAGAAATCCTAAACATAATTATATGGGATATAGATGGATGTACCTATCCGACTATGAATCTCTTATCAATAAGTCAAAGAACCCTCAATCTACAGATGTAGATTAACCCCAAAAGCCGTTTGCAGCTGCATTGTAGCCATAAAGACCATATTGAGCTGCTAAACAATTAGGAACAGCCTGAAATGGCTGGTATGGTACGGTCACCGTATTCGGTTGAGCACACTTAATAGCGTTGACTTCACTTTGCAACCCAGCCAAAGCGGCATTTACAGGCGCAAGTGATTGACCAACAATCTGGCTCATCATGGCAGAACTCTTATAGTTACCATTCTCTTCTCTGAGATGGTCGATTTTGTCCTGCATATCCCTAAATTCGGCGGCTGTTTGACCAGCCTTTATTTCTGCGGTTGCATCCTTGATAGCGTTGTGCAAGTCGCAAGTCTGACGCTGCGTCTCGTAAGCCACGTTAGCAAAGCCACGTTCCTGTCCTACCGCCACGTTGTTAATGGAATTAGTCAACGCACCAGTCTGCTGACACATTGCCAACTTCACATTACCGTCCATTGCGGTGATGGCGTTGTTGGTCTTGCAGCAACACTCAGCCAACTGTGTAGCGATAGCGTTATTGCCCTGCATGAGAGCAGTGATAATCTGGTTGGTGTTCAGACCCATCTGACTGCCGATGTTGCATACCTGCTGACCCAAGCTGTTGATAGCAGCCATTACAGCGTCGCTCGATGTGTTGAGGGCTGTTGCCAGGCTCTGAACATCATAACCATTGCGCTGAACAGCTTGCATGATAACAGCTGTGTTCGCATCGTTGTTAATCATTGGCACAACGCCACCCTGTCCGTTAGGCATCATGCCGCCGCCAAAACCACCTCCAAAGAGGTTACCTCTACCCATGAGGATAAACAGAAGCAAGATAGCGAACAGATTTTCACCCCAACCATTGCCGTTGCTCTTGCCGTTGCAAAGGGCAAACAAGCTCGGGTCTACGCCCTGCTTCTGCATGAGTGCTGGGAGCATAGCCAAAATGCTGTTAAGACCGCCACCAGTACCAGGACCATTCTCTCCGAATACGTAAGTTTTACTCTCCATAATAACAATCTTTTTCAGTTTTTACCTTAATAGATTTACTAACACTATTGTAACGTTACAAGGCAAAGGTAGCGTGTTATTACGAATATATAAATAACTCTATCACTGATTTTTTAATTTGCTCAATATCAGTAAATTAACGTGATAGGAAGTAATATCATTTATAGATAAAAAATGCCCACCTTATATACAAGGTGAGCATTGCTTAAAAATTAGAAATTTATCCATTCTTCTAAATTTCTTTCATTTTCCCAAAAGTCTTCTATACGTGCGTATATTGCATCAATGTTAGCACCACGCAAAGACTTTATCTTCTGTATGAATTTCTCCATGTCAACTTCCCATTTCTTATCTAAGTACTCATATTTGGCAGAATCCTCACAATGAGCAATAAGAGCTTGTACATTACATCTAAACGTGTCAGTTATCATTGTGCCATTAAAGCTGTCTGCCAAAAATCCCCATTCTGCCGAAGTAAAGACCCCTCGTATTTCTCCTGTTGATACAGTCCTTATACGTCTCAGAGTCTGACAGTTTTCAATGATAGCTTGATTGATTGATTTTCCATTTTCCGTTAGCCATTCTGCAATATCTTCGGGAAGACGGATTGTTGCGTTTTTTGTTGTCATATCTTTACCCGTCATGCCGTTAGCTCAGCTTTTAGTTTATAAGTTTTTAGTCTTTTCAAGTGCATCCTTAACGGCTTGCACTTGTTTTTCTTCTATTTCGTCTAACGATTTAAACAGTTGAGGAGCAGCGTTAAGAAAACGAAGAGCTTCTTTATTGCTCGCTCCATGTACAGGTGCATTGTAATCTTGTGCGTAATAGTAGTCTTTGTTAACATCTTCGAGTGAGTGTAAACATCTCCATCCGTTGCGGTTTTCCTCGTTACTTGACACGTCGATGCCTAAAAAATCATAACTGCCACAACTGTTTGATGTAACAGATGCACAATGCAATACTACATAATCGACATTGCATCCATTCGCGTCTTTTATTGTAATGCCTACGTCTTCGCCTTCCAAATCTAATTCAACAAGTTTTAGTCGCACTTTATGTGCAATTTCTTCAACGCGTTCTTTGAGTTGTGCTGTCATTCTCTGATAATCATTTCGATTCAGAATTTCATCAATAGTCTTCATAATTGCTAAATTTAAAAGATTATACATGTTTTATTTCTATAATACAAAGTTACTAATTATATTTGATGTATGCAAATATTTTGCACACATTTTTATTTGCATTGGTATTTTTTATACAAAAAACCCGATATAGTCCGTGAGAACTCTACCGGGCAAAGTATATAAACTTTTGAATTTAGCGAAACAAAGGTATTTATTTTATTCCATATATCAACCTTTCTTTTCGTTTTTATTTCTCAGAAACCACAGAATATCCCATTTTTTCCAATACCGTGTATGTCCACGCTTCTTCTTTTGACCGTTCGGTAGGTCTCCTTTAGCAACAAGTCTGTTTAAAGTGGCATCACTTACACATAACTTTTCTTTTACTTCTTCGGTACTCATCATAGGATTCATCAGATTCGGAAGATAGTCTTCGCATAGTTCTTCTATATCTTCATCTGACATTCCACAAGCTGTTACCTTTTCTCCATTCTTCTGCTGTTCCCACGCTTTCATACAGCTCTCATACAAAGATTTCAGAATTTGAGCCAAGGTGTAATAATTGAATACTTTCCTTTTCATATTTTTCGCATTTAGAAGAAAAATCTTTTGCCTATCCTTGTTCTTGTTAAGAACCAGTCAATCGTCCAATACAGGTAGAATACTCCTGTCATAACAATAACAGACATACACGACATTACCATTTCTTTTGTGGTATACCACGACCAATATGTAAGGTGTATTGCATTGACACCGAAGTAGTAAAAGAACGGAATCCTGTACACCCAACACAGCCAGAAGAATCTACTGAATAGTATAAGCAAAATCGGCAGCACATACAGTAACACATATATAAACGTGTAACTGGGCCAGTGCTCTGAATGCACGATAAACATTTCTCGTGGATTTTGTGAGAAGTCCCACATAGCAAAGCTGTGCCATACCATTATATATATAGGTAGCCATTTAGTTATCCATTTGATAAATTTCAACAATCGTCTTGAATAGCTGTTACCGCTCATAATTAACAGCGAGATTACCTCGCTCACGTCCATTCCATCCATGACAGAAAGGAGTGTCTTTTTCTTTTCATCTGTCATAATCGTTTAGTTTATTATCTGACATCGTGCAAATATAACAAAAAATGTCAGAATGCAGTTATTTTGATTGTTAATTTTTCGTATTGTTAGCATATACTTGATTTACGTGATAAAACATTACATAAAAGAGGTTTATTGTAACAGCTTGGAAATAAAAAGCCTTGCCTATCTATCACAGACAAGCAAGGCACATCCTAAAACAATCTGTTACCTTATAAAAAAAGACAAACCTAACTATTTCTTTTGCCAGCTTTAAGTGTTATTTTCGTCAATTGTCATATTTTCTTTGATAACCTCCATTTTTTTATTTGCCGAACGAAAACAGTTTATACCCGACACCAATGCCTATGTATGGTTGTAACCCATTTTGGGGAGTAATTCCGTAGCCGACATTCAATGTAAACACAAACCTATATGGAGGTTCTTTCTTTACTTTGTTTATCGTCACAACCTCTCGATTCTTATACACCCTTATACTATCCAATGATGGTTCATATCCGCTCACCCAGGCAGTATATGTACTGTCGCAATACTGTTTCTGAGTGATAGGTATATTAACATCAGCACTATCTATGCAGATAGGGTGCACTGTATCATGCACAATAGGCAGTTTCTTGGTCATATACCTCACTACAACACTGTCCCTCGCTACAGGCAGTGTATAGGTGACAGTGTCAACCACTGTCACCCTCATTGTGTCCGTTTTTATACGCCCTTCTATCCGCCCTTTGCCATTTTCACAACATAAGACCACGTTCAAGCAGAACGAACACACCAGTACGCAGCACACAATCCACTTCCTCATACCTTCTTCTCCTTATCGTACATATCGTTCTCGCCCCAAGCCTCTTCCACAGCCTCGCCCATGTCCTCATCCTTCTTCTTTATCAGCGCAATAATGAGGCGCTTCACCGAAAATCTGTTCTTTACGCCGTGCAGCTCGCACACATGACCCACAATAGAGTCAACTTCCCACACACAGCCGAAGCCAAGACCTATTGCAGCAGTTGTAGTATGCGTAGCCCATCCCAACGGCTCAAATATAGCCAGTCCTATCACAGAGCCTAATATGAGGTATGTCACATAGTCTACTGCCTTGTTGCACGTTCTCCGCCCAGCCCTTGAAAACCTGAAGTGCTCCTTCTTGTGCAGACTCTCACTTACACCAAACCAGAAGTCCGCCACTATAAGCACAACAATCAGCACCAGCATCCATCTTAAGTCATACAGAGCCGTCAAAGCCTCTGCACCCATAGTCCCCACAACCACCGCACGTCCCGTACTCGCAGTCATACCATTCATCATATTCTCCATTCCTTTCCTTTATAAATGATTAATTATTAATGTCATTCTCTCTGCCACACCTACACCATTCTAACTTTCACTTGCACATTCCCAACGCTCTCTTCGCTCTCGCCAGATACCCGCACCGTTCTTTCAATCCGTTCTGACCGCCGTTAATCTTCTTCGTGATTTTCACCACGTCGTCGTTGTCAGCCAGTATGTTCAGACCGTGCGTCTTCCACCACCACATCGAGCTTTTTACTGCACCTAACGGCTTCTCCAGCAGTTCTGGGTTCTTCATCACATCACCTTTGCAATAAGCCGAGCGGTTATAAGCGTCATAGTTCGCCCTGCCCGTAATCTGTATCAGTCCCCTGCCTCTGTACTTATATCCGTCACCGTCCTTCTGCGGAGTGTTCCCAAGTTGCCGAGCCAAATTGCCAGTGTCGTACTTGTCAAAGTAGCTCTTACTCCCTTGCTCCACGGTATACCTCAGCTCACCGCTCTCATGCGCTATCTGCGCCAAGTAGTGAGCCATGCGCAGCTGAGTGTCAATACCGAACACCTCCGCATAGCTGTTTATATACGTAAGATACTTGCCCACACGCTCCTTTGCTGTAGGCATAATCTGCAACATCTGTTCTTTCGTTATCATTATACTCATTTCTCAAACTTTAAAAGTTAAACAACGTCGCTCCTAACACCGCCCCTACAGCATCCGCAGCCACGTCCTTCCAGTCTGGCTCCTCGCCCGTAGTCACGTCGTACAGCTCTTTCAGCACGCCTATGCCCAAGGCTACAGTAAAGCCTATAGCCGCATTGTGTGCACATCTTGTCGCCATGGCACTTATCAACGCACAAGTCTCCGCATGTATCACCTTGTCTGTGCCGACCTTATCCACAATCTTAGTAATAATATTCTCCATAATTCTTAACTCGTAACTCGTAACTCCTAACTCCTAATTACCAAACTCCCTCTCTCCTCATCAAACTCCAAGCTAATCCCCTCGCATCTCTCCGCCGCCTTGTTTGCCCTCTCCGTAGCCGTGTCAGCATCAGCCTTAGCCTTAACAGCGTTGTCAGCAGCGGTATTCGCCTTAGCCACAGCGTCAGCCGTCGCCTTGTCGTTCTTCGCAACAGCATCCGCAGTCTGTTGTTTTACCTCTATTATAGCGGTTGATGTCTGCTCCTTTACATCGGCAATAGCGGTTGAAGTCTGCTGCTTAACCTCGGTTATGGCAGCGGTCGTTCTCTGTTCAGCTTCGGCGGCAGCAGCGTCAGCAGTAGCCTTCGCTTCGCTCGCCGCATTGTTGGCAGTGACCACAGCATCCGCAGCAGCCTTGTCCGCCTTGTCCGCCGACGCATTGGCTCTGTCCGTAGCCGCATTCGCCTTCTCGATAGCCTCGTGTGCCCCCGTTATCAGGTTGCCAAGCTCCACAGTAGGAGGCAGTACAACAACAGCCGTGTCCATCTCCACGCTGTCCTCACCCTCATATGGTTCAAACACCGTATCACCCTGGGCATTGTTGTCAACAAGCATTATCTGCTCATATTCATTGCTTCGCCACGAGCACCCGAACAGCTTGCCCTTCACCTCAAGCGCATACGCACCCAAAGCCATCTCCGAGCTTTTCACCCTCACCTCAAGCAGCGAGTCGTCCTCCACGCCTATCGTATGCGCCATTCTTCTACGGCGGAACGCATTGACAAGGTTCACCTCCACCTCCTCGCAAGCAGGCAACGGAAACTTCTCCGCCTCTCCGCCCACAATCTTCCTTACCGGCACTCGCAACGTAAAATCGTTACCTCTTACTATCTTCTTCATAAAAGTCTGTTTTTTTAATTCAAAACTCAAAATTCAAAAAACTCAAAATTGAATAATTCCTAATCGGCACCGCCGACAATTCCTAATTCCTAATTCCTAACTCCTAATTATTATTGCCCCCTTCTCCTCGTCAAACCCAATGTCAACCATACTCACCTTCTGTATCTGCGCCACCCACTCGTCACGAGTACCCGTATATCCACCAGCCTTCGCCACGTCATACGCATCCTCGCCACGGAAGTCGGCACCATCTACACGGTAGCACTCCTGTGTTCCGTCTCCCTTGGGACGGATAAGCAGCAGCGTATCACCCTTCAGCACCTTGTCCGCCTTCGGCAGTCTCAGCACATCAATAGTCTCAATATTTGCCATAATCTCTATTTTTAAATATTACAACAATACTCCACTCCAGTACGTCAGCAGCACCAGCATCACAGCCATCACCTCCGCCATAAACCACGGCTTGCTGTTCTTGTCCTTGCATATCCAGTACATACCATACCACGCAATGAACGTAAACACAAACCGCCAGTCCACCGTCAGACACCACGCCACACTCGCCGCAGCCGACACGATAGCAGCCGTCTTATGCACCCTACGGTCACTCTCTTCCAGGAACCTCGGAGCAGCACCCACAAACATCAGTCCGGCACAAGCCAAGAAAGCCAGGCACTGCACACCCAATCCGCTGTCAAGCAAGCATACCATCATCAGTATGCCGAACGCAATCATCACCAGCTGAAACACCCAACCTCTCTTGCCCAGCAAGTAGTAGATAGTGCTCACCATATCCGGCACACCGTACTTATTTATCACCACGCAGAGCATCGCCATAAACAGCAGCTCTGCAAATACAGCAAGTAAAATCATAATATCCAAATTAAATTATCTTTTAACTATTTAATTCTTCACTCTTCACTTTTCACTTAAACGTTCATCGTCAGCACCTCCGGATACCCTGCGGTATAGTCATACCCCAGTACACTCTCCACCGTGCTCATTTCCGCTACAGCCTTCTTGTGCGCAGCCGTCACGTTAAAGCACTCCAGGGCATACATCTCCAGTGCCGAGAGCAGCTGTATCGCCTTGTCGCACTCCACCACCAGCTTCACATCGCCCAGCCACAACGTAGTAGTAGGCTGTCCCATAGCCTTAGCGATAGTAGTAGAGTTCATCAGTCCCACACGAGTGGCCTTGTCCAGCCACACACGCTGTCCGTTGAGGATAAATCCGTTCACGGCAGAAGACGTGTCGTGCTTCTCAATCTCCGCAAGCACCATCTTCTGTGCCGCAGCTGTAAGCGCAGCCTCCGATGTCATGCCGCCAGTCTCAAGGCGCACACCGTCATACACCCACACCTTGCGTTCCACCACAGCCCACATATCTTTCAAGTCAGAACTAAAAGTTTCCGGACGTTCTATTTGCGTCTTCTCCTGACCGTTGATAAGCAGCAGAACAACACCATCGCCAACAGTCAATCGTGGCTGTGCTTCATTAAAAAAATACTTCTCCATAATCAAAATAATTTCACATTAAAAACTTAAAATTCAGCATTCTATATACTCCATCTGATTAGTCGAGCCTTCAAAGATATATCCGCACTCGTCCACAATACGAACATCCTCAAGTGGCAACAGATTCTTCTTGCCGTATTCTTTCTCGGCTTCCACCATCCATGTCACAATACCCATCATGCCGCCGTGCACCTCTCTGGCTATTGTCTTGCCCGTCAGCTCACCATCAGCAGTCACCTCCGGCATACCGATAAGCATCTTTATCCAGTTAGGTTCGCCCGATTTCTCGCTCTTGCGTATCTCGTAGTCGAAGACAGTGAACGCCTGTCCGCTACGTGCCAACTCCAGTGGCTTTATATTCGGAGCGTCCATCTTGCGGTCTATACGAATCTTCTTTGTCAGTTCTCGTAGCTTCATATCTTTCTCAATTTTCACCATCTCTCCGAATCCGTCAGTATGTCGCATCAGTCCGAAGTAACTGCCCCACGACTCATTGCTCTCGCATTTTCTCGCCCTTAGCAACGTATCTTTGCGTATAAGGCAATAGCCTTTGTTCGTGTCTGCCACGTGCTTACCATCATTGCGTATCACTCTGTAGCCGCAGAAGTCAACACCTCGCATGTCGTTGATATTCGTTACTCTTGTATCGCCACGCTTCGCCCTCATCTTCAGCTCATACCACCAGTACTGCCTTATCCTCCACTTCATCCGTTGCGCTTCCTCCCTTGTTCGGCAAGCCACCATGCAATTATCAGCATAGCACAGTCGCCATTCGGTGTTTCGACACAGCCATTCGTGGAATCTCAACATCAGTATGTGGTGAGCAAGCGGACTTGTAGGCGTGCCTACTGGCAGTTGTCCGTCAACAAAGCACAGCTCCACGGCAAAGTCTATCAGCCACTTGTCACCAATAAGGTATTTCAGCTCCTTGCGGAACACGCTCGGCTTCACGTGCATATAGCATTGTCGTTGGTCGGCTGTCACAATCCAGTTCATTTCGCGTAGGTCGTAAAACAGGTGCTTCACTCTTGGCAACACATAGTTGCTTTTCAGTTCCTTATGCTTCGCCGATGGAGTTATACCACAACCTTCCTTGCAGTTGAGGGACACCAGTGGGTCACGTCTACGATATATCGGCTCCAGTTTGTTCTTTAGCAAATGTTCGTAAACTAAAGTTCTGAACGTAGGAGCGTCGATGTGCCTCACCTTCTTGTTGTTGTTCACCTTGGTCAGCTTACGATACTTGATGTCTTTACGCCAACTTCCATCTTTGAGACGTTGTTTAATACTTGCGCAGAACCCGTCTACATCCTTCAATGCCTCCTTTACTTCCGGTCGTTTCTTTCTGCCTTTTGCAGCACTTTCAACGGCCTTCTTAAAGTCGTCAACAACGAATGGTATGTAGTTGGGTCTATGCACGTTAATAATATGTTTTGTGCGGATTGCTCCGCTGTTTATAATCAGTGTCGGGCTAAAAAGTTGACGGAACTGTCTGTCCGTCAGAATGTCTCTCGATCACGTCCGCTGCATCACGTACAGCCATCGTGCAACGCTCACATCCCTTGTCTTTGATAATCTCTGCTTCTCCTGAGCGAGAGTGGTGCTCCCGTGTTATTAGTTCTGCATCATTTATGATGCCCGACGTTGGGCAGAACCGCCATTATTCACGTTCGTATTCGCAGCCGAGTTGTTCGCATTGAGATACCGCGCGGAACATTTCGCATTGTTCGCATTGCCACGCAAACGGACGGCTCGGGAACACCAACCTCTTTAGCCATCCTCTATATGGATAGCGTCACCTCTCATGCAGGCTTCAGAGGCTTCGGCCCTCATGCCGAGCTTGTCCTGGTTTTGAGGAAAAATCTTTTCTTTCTCCATCTTTACTAACTCCTAATTCCTAACTCCTAACTCCTAATTCGCGCAGGGCCCCGGTTGCACCGGGTGCCCAACGTTGCACTGGGTTGCACCCGGCTGCGCCTATTGCACGATGCGACACTGGGCAGAACCGCCATAATACACGTTCGTATTCGCAGCCGAGCTGTACGCAAAGAGAAACCGCGCGGAACATTCCGCATAGGTCGCACCGCCACGCACACGGACGGCTATGCGCACGCGCTGGTTGAGAGTAGAACTCCAGTACGGAAATGCCCACGAGTATAAGCATTGCCAACTGCTAAGATTTCCTCCATCGGCAATCTTGTATGGAATATACCCAAGTCTATTCTTACAATAACCGTCCGACAGGATAGGAGGACCGAAAGTACCTATCTTACCATACACCGCCTCGAAGCCGAATGTGCCAAGATTGTTCTTGCTAACACCAGACTCATTCACCCACTTTGACTGGTTGGGTTCAAGATAGAAGTCTATATAGTTCTTCGTCAACTGCTCGGCGTTGTAGCTACCGTTGGTCTGCACCTTGTTAGTGCCCACCATCTCACAACCACCACCCCAATAGGCGAAGACATCACCAGTAACGTTCATGCCGTGAATGAGACTCGTTCTCAGACAGAGTTCGAGGTCGTATGTAGCAAGCGTGTTAGCGTCTTTGTAGCCCTTACAAGTGCCAATCTTCTGGCGATAAACCTTACAGTTCATCACACCATCAGCCAAGCCCTTTACGCCCGTTATGTTCTTATATCTGTAAGTTACGCCATACGCCTCATACTCGGTGTTCTCAGCAATCCCAAACTCTGCTGCCCACGATGCTGCCATCTGGCTCTCCATGCACTGCTCCTTTGGGCGATAGTTATTCACGAACCACGAAAAGTTATTCTTTTCCAACTTTTCGTTATATCCAAATGGTGTGCTATCGCCAAATCTGCAATATGTCCATTCTTCCGTGCCCTGTTCCTTGCATCGCACACCGCCATTGCCGAGCCATGTATTCTGAGAGTTGCAAGCGTCATTGCTTGATATGCCCGAACCGAACAGATTGTTATCGTGCAAGTACTTAGTGCCATACAGCAGTTCCATACACAGTATAAAGGTGTTGACACCATGATAACCACCCTCGGCAAAGGGCAGTGGTGCGTTGGTGTCAGCATTGTTGGCACGTGCCTTTTGCATGTTGCTCACCTGACTCATATCCGATATACGAGGATATGTTCTACCATCGTTTACATACATCGAACACATATTCTCGCCAGCTCCGCTCGCTCCGTTCGTTGTGTTTGTATCTCCTACGGCATACGCATAGAAGAAGTTGCGTGTCTTGTTGCCCACAGTGGTCACTGGACATGGAGCCAGAGCCGTGCCCAACAGCGGATATTTGCCCGTATCAATGCCGTCATAGCGCACCTGACGCTTGAAGATACCCGACAATACCTTGCCGCTCTCGCCAGTCTGACAGTCTACTGGATAGAGAGTATCGTAGCGACCAATCATCACCGAATACTTGGTCTCTGTGGTCTCCCAAGGCAACAACTGACGCACCTTGTTACCCTCACCGTCGTACAAGTCTACCAAGCCGAGCGAGTTGTACACCTCGGCAGCGTTATATGGATGCCCACCAGCCTTGTCAGTCACTACCACACCATTCTTCAATGTCAGCATCTGTGTATGCTCCGCATCAGTATAGAGTTGCACGTCGCAAGCAGCACGCATTTCTTCCGTTATGCCCACAGTAGGAGCAAACGCACCCGACACAAAGCGGAAGTGATTGTTGTCCATCAACTGACCTACAGGGTGTGTAGCCTCGCCAGTGTTGTCGGTATGGTCGATGAGGAACGGATGCCATTCGCCCAAGAAATCCTTGTTGCCCTTGCAGTTCTTGAAGTGAGGGTCGCCCGTCACCTCGTCGTTCTCACCTACATAATAGTCCTTCACACCCTCCTTCAGTTCGGCAATGTCCGCAGCGTTCTGCTCCACCTTCTTCGCCATCTCTGTTGCCGCAGCCTGCGACACCAGCTCCAACGATTTTTCTGTTCCTGTTCTGTCCGTCACCTTTAGTACGTTGTCGTCACCAAGCACTGCGTTCACCTTCTCGGCAGCAGCGGTAGCATCGTTAGCCGCCGTAGTGGCAGCCTGTGCTGCCGATGTGGCGGCATTGGCAGCCCCCGTAGCCTTGTTTGCCTCTGTCACAGCCGCCTCCGCCTCCGTCTTGGCATCCATTGCCGCCTGAGCCGCATTGCTGGCGGTAGTCGCAGCAGCGTTAGCAGCATCTGTGGCCTCACTTGCAAGTCGCTCCGCCTCGCTAAGGTCGATACACTTGTTCCACCAGGCTGTGTCCGTAAGGGGATGCCCCACGTTCTTGCCCGTCGCAGCGTCAATCTTGACGCTCACCCACACCGCCTTGCCGTCGCTGATGTAGTCAAGACGCTCATACTCTCTCTCTGCCGACCATTCCGACCCTGCCGGAGTCAGCACCACCTTGATTACTTGCTCTTTTTTATTCATTTCTGCCATATTATTTTTGTGTTAATGATTGCTTAATCAATACTGCGCATAATACTGCATTATCCAGTTGTCGCCGTCAAACCATATTTCAGTCACAGTATATATCTGCCAAATATCAAAAGACCAGCTGTTTTCTGCTGAAAATCTAAATATTGACTTACCCTTGCCTTCACGTGACTGGATTCTTACAGTACCTCCATTCGCGCCATTCTTCCAGTGTCCAGTTTTGTTTATGATAGTATAATGCTGCCCGACTTCGGGGTCGTCTGGTAGTGTGAGGATAATAGTTGTGTTTTGTGGAGGAATGCACATTATCACGCACTCACGTTTTAGTATATTACGTGATTCTTTAGCGACCGTCAACATTGGGCGTAAACCTACTACATCACCTTTTTGTATGTACAAAGCGTGATTACCATTGATGTATTGAGTTTCATCATCGTCGGGCAACGTTCTGACGGCAGGGAGGTATTGTTTGCCACCGACTTCTATATACGAACCTATATTGACTTGAATTGATTCATAATTCTCGAAGTCGTGTGTCGATTCTATATACAAACCACTCTGAGCATAACCCGTAGAGGGTGTCAGCACGCTGGAACCCAAACGAACCTTGTCGCGACTATCTCGGCTTACGAATGCAACTTGAAAATCGCCCAAATACAAATAATCTGTAGTACCCTTGATGCCGGACCTTAGTCCACTTGATGTAATGACAAAGTTGGCTATCTCACCCGCAGTAGCCTTCATCGCACCAGTACTGTCAACATAGAACGGAGCGTTCTTAGCCGTAGAAGAACCTATGAACAGCGGCGCATACACGTTCCCACCGACATTACAGTCCTGTATATCGTAGTTGCCGAAATATCCCACCGTGCTATTGCCGTCCTCGCTCTTCGCCCATACGTGCTTGGCGTTGATAAGGTCGGCATTGAGACCGTCGGCGTTAAAGACAGCCACCTCGTTGCCTTTAGAGTCTATAAACTTGGTTTTCTCAGCCTTCATCTTTATCTCGCCACTGCCGAGATAGATGCCAGCCTGCTGCAAACCTTCATTTGTTTTTTTCACTTCTAAAGCTATACCATCAGCTCTTTGCGAAATAACCGATTTGAACTTAGTGAGTATTTCTGGATTATCTTGCCCGAGGTCAAGCTTAAGCTCTTCAAACGTCTGTTTATACTGCTTAGCCGTCATTTCCATGCGCGATATATAACTCTCCACGTCAACGAATATAGGTATCTTGACTTGATACTGCTTGCCGTTAAGTGTGTCGGCAATTGTTACCGATGCCGACGTGCAGCTCACATACCGCTCTGTGCCGTCTGCCGTATCAACTATCTTCTGCGCCTTGATTTTTGACGCATCTATTATCACTATTTCCTCGCCTTGTCTTGTCGGAGTGTAGCCATCCTCAAAGTTCTCCGTCTTAAAAACAGGTGCGTTCATGAAAATCTTAATCGAACTGCCAACAGAGAAATGTACTTGTACAACAGCCTGTCCTTGAGCTTTGCCCTTGTCGTCAGTGCCGAATACCAGCGTTGAAGGCGTAGCCACAAGCGACAAAGTATCTGCGCCCTTATCTCCTTTGTCGCCCTTTTCGCCGTCGGTCAATACGGCAATAGTACGAGAAGTCAATACGGTATTTATACTTTCATGCGCAAAGACAGTTATCTCCTTTATGTCATAAAGATTTACTTCAAGTTCCGATAAAGCAGACACAAAAGGTCCCTCATGCGTCACATCATCCTGAGTAGTATATTTCGCCTGATATGATATAGTAGTCTCCGTCTCCGTCTTGCTGCCATAGCGCTTTACGGTGCTGAACGTAATGTCGGCAGGAGTCACAGTCTGCGTCATTGGGTTACGCACAAGAGTGTCTGAACTGGCTATTATCTCATAGGTCGTGCTTATAGGACTGACTCTGTCTTTTGGGTCGTCGTTAGTGAAGAATTGGAAGTTCTTTGCATTCTTCAGTACCAGTTCTGGCGAGTCAAGCGATGTCAGCGTCTTCCACTGATAAGGATTCGTATTACCTGATTTCTTGTCAACATACGGAGCACCCATGCTGTGATACATAGCAATAGCGGGGGCGTTGTCCGTAGCGTTGTCCTCAGTAGAAGTGGTCAGTTTGATAAGGTTGCCGTACTTCTTCCAGCGCACCTGGTCGCCCACCTGCACAATCACGTCATTAGGAGAAGGAGCATCAGGCTCGCCACCGCCCTCGGCAGGTTCATAACCGTAGAATAGGCGAGAAGAAATGTCTTTTTCGCCATCGTCCTGAGTGCCGCCCTCAATGCCGTTGAACACAGAAGCGAACGAAGACATTCCATTGTCCGAAACTACCGACACAGCCACACCGCCCCACGATAACACGTTGTTCTGACCGTCGGCAAGCAGCTTTATGCCATAGCAGGGTACGCCGTCACTTCCACTGAACTCCTTTACGTTAGACAGAATCACATAGTCGTAGAGTTTGCCGTCAGACAGCACCTCCTGACCTACGCCAACAACCAGTCGCCAGTAATAGCGGTTAGCAAGTGCCTCACCATCCCTCTGTTCCTTCACGTTGAAGGTCTGGCAAAGTGCCATCATGCCCACGTGCCACCAGTTCATAGTCCTTGTCGTGCCGTCGTCAGCAGCAGCATAACACTTGTAAGCAATCACCTTCGAACCCGATGCGTCGAATATGTAAGCCACCTTAACAATAGTAGAGCCAGCGTTCGAGAAGATAGTCGTACCGCCCGAATAGCTCACCTTTCTTACCTCGGCACTCGCCGCAAACATCTTTACACGAGTAGTAAGATAGTCTATATACAGATGACTCTTTCCGTCCTCGCCCATATACAGGTCAAACCCCTGCGCCCCAACAGGCACACGCTCCGCAGGAGTAGACTTAGCGTCATGCACACGGTCTACAACAACGTCGCTCAACACGGCATCCCCCAGCACCGCATTGCCCTTAGCGTCAATGCCCTTATCACCGTCGCCCAGCTTCAAGCCTTGCATAAAGCGGATTATTCCCTGCGCGATGTCGTCATGTAGCTTCGACAGGAAGTGCTTGCCGCCATATTTTGAGACGATACTGTTAAATTGAGAACCAGAATAGCTGCTGCCGTTACCATTTGAACTATTAGCAATGATTGTCTGCACATCATCTTTTAATTGTGTGACAGTTCCCTTGTTCGCCTGATTGCCGACTGTGATTTCTTGAATAAAATCATAATTCAGATTGGTCGTTAGTTTTAAAATTCGAGTGTCAAGTGTATAACCTTGACCATCGCTATATTTTACCTTTTGTCCAATTTGTAATCTCGGATTATTTGCTTCAAACACCTGCGGATATACCGAAAATTCGTAGTTGTTCAAATCTGAATTTAAGCGTTCAATCTCTTTTATCGCTTTGTCTAACAATTTTTCTTGTGCGTCTTTCTGATATTGTTCTGACATCGCAATATTGTACAGGACTGTTATATTACAGCTCAGACTTGGCAAAGATTCACCACGAGGTATCAACCTTTCATCTTCATTTGTCGGTATTATAAGATTATTATCTTCTTGATAAATTATCTCATAGTCACCGCTTAAAATGTTAAAATTGGCTGAATCTACATCATCAGAATCATGCGCTGAATAATTATCCTTGTGATATTTCAGCTCAAAGCCAACATGTTCTCCATTTGTTCCACGACCTGCCAACGGGGTAGACAAAGCATTAATGTTCGTATTAGCCTCGAAAGAGCACGACAAAGTTTTGCCGTTAACAATTAAATTGTCGGTTAATTCAAAGTCATACCAATAATGAGTGACCCCATTATCTACAGTTTTATTCACAAGTTTTTTAGTCTTGTCTTCTGTAGTCGTGCAGTACGCAAGGCGCATATACCACACTGTGAATATTTTATACGCTGCGACACTTCCATCAGCATTATATGTAAGTGGTATTTTCTTTTTCGTAGTATCATCCAGTACGTATTTCTTTCTTCCTCTCACCTTGTACACGTATGTATTCAGCGAAGGAAAAACGTCAGAGAAATTCAATACTTTTGTCAGCAATGGCTCTTTGGTCTTGTCTTTACGCAAGTCTATCGTAGAGAAATCGTCTACAGTGTATTCAATTTCTTTACCGTTAATATTAACAATGCCTTTTCCGCTTGCTAATTGCAATCGTATATCGCTTGACGAAACGTTCTCCCCTAAACTGTTTGTCTGTGTAATATTACGTGTACCGCCGAACACAGTATATGAGTTGTAGTAATTTTCCTTGCTTTCGGTTACGGATGGGGTTCCTATATTTTTACCTACTTCTAATGATATAGGCGTATTGTCCAAGATTACTTTTCCAAGATATATATCTTCGTTGTCGTAATCTATATGCCATTCACACGTATCTCCTTCCGCATTTGCGATAGAAGACAAAGCAGACAACACGTCATTATCAGAAAACGACACGGATAAAGAATTTTTCAATTCACCAGACAAGACTGACTTCCAACCACATTTCCCGAACTGAATATCATTGTTTAAAAAATCGCATATCTTACCCATTATAACATCAGGCGTACCAACAAAAGTCCAGTTAGTCTGTTTTATGGCCTCGTTTTGCGAGTTTTTTGTTTTTATATAGAAAGGTATTTTGCCTAACAACATTTTAGGATGCTGAAACTCCGGTGTATACTTCCACGACATTTCGTCAGTTTGCACTGGCTCGTAAGGTTCAAGCAGAGAAAAACGCTGTGTCACCTTGCGTGTCTGGTCTATATAATACGTGTGTACAATGTAAGCTCCGACGGGTAAAATGATTTTACAAGCAGCACTAAAAGACAACGAGATAAAGTCGGACTTTGAAAGTTCTTCTTCTCGTTGTGCTTCTTTAGTGATAGGCGCTTGCATTATTATCTCGCCGTCAAGATTGTATATGTTTATCATATTTTTTCTCTGTCGTTAGGGTTGTTTTCCGTTAATCGCAATGTAAAGTTACTTTTTTTTAAGCCGTAATCCCCATATTTTGAGCATTGCGAATAAACAAACTTAAAGACACGTTTCAGACAAGGTACTTTTAGACAAAATTCTCCACTGTAAGCTATTTTGTCAAGAAAAGCTTCGTATTTGTCGAGATAATCTTCTTGTGTCGAACCTTCTAAAAAGAAAGATAGACTAACCTCACGTTTGTCTTTCTTTGCATATTTTGCAGCAGCCAACACTGACACTCCGTTTTCTAAACGACTATCGTTCGAGACGAATGATTTTACAGGAGGAGGAGTAAGCAGTGCTTCCCTCCATCCTCTTGTTAATGTTACACCGTATGTAGATATGTCGATATAAGCATCATTGTTTTCGCTTATCAATTTTATAAATGCTTGATTTTTCATTTTAATAATTTTTCTTCATTAACTTATACATGTTCGCAATATCCTCACGTATCAGTATGATAGGAGCTGTATTTTTTACTATCTGTTGTAACTGCCCAAGACCCTCATATTGAATATCACGCATTTCGGTCATATTTACAGCCATATTTTCAGCAAAGCTGCGCATTACACTTATATCTGCACATATCTGCGCTCTTGTCTCATTTCCTTGTTCAACTGCTATTTGCATAGCATAGCTAATTCCAATCAACGTGCTTGCTTGGTCAGCTGTTATTGCTTCGATAGCTTTGTTTGTAGCTGACTGGGAAGACACTTCGGCGTACCCAGTTATCTTAGCTGCTTCGTCACGATATTGCATTCCTTTCTGAACAATGTCGTTATACTTCTTGTTAAGTTGAGATATTTCGTCAGAAGTAAGCCCGTTTTCTGCCATTTTTGCCCATTCATCATAGAAACTTTGCAATTCATTGTCAAGCAAATCTCCGATTTTAGCATCCATGACGGCATCAAAAAGGTAGCCACTAAAATCATCAGCGAAATCCTTGGCACTCTTGCTCATATCTTTCAACGTGTCTTTGAAGTTACTTTTCAAATCATCGAATGACATGTTTGTAAGTCGTCCTGTCATTTGTTCATCAAGTTTCTTTTGAGCATTTTCATAGTTTTTTATGTAACTTAATACCATGTCTGGTATCTCGCCAGACTTTCCGTTTTTACCTCCTTCTTTACGATATTCGTTCAATATTTTGTTCAAAGTCTCGCCTTGGTCGTAATCTCGGATTTTTGCCATTTCATCAGCGGAAAGGTGTAGAAAATCCCAACTTGACTTTATATTTCTGCCAAGTAATGAAGAAACGGTCGACATCGCTCTCTTCCACCCTTTATTGTCCTCAACTGACTTGTTTAACGAAACTCTCCATCTTCCATGTTTCTCAGCTTCGTAGTACATCTTGTTCTGCTCGTTAGCTTCGCTCTGTGCTGTTAGCTTTTTAGCATCTTCGTATGCAGCCTGTGCCTTGTACAGAGAACTGTTTTGGATAGTATCGTTGAGATTATCCAAACATTGAGCAAGGACGTTGTTCTTCTGCGTCAATGCATCAATGCTATTTTGCATTTTCGCTGTGTTGTCACCGCCTATGCCGAGAACAGAGGTAAATCCTTGGATTGCTGAAACTCCCTTTGTTATAGCACCTATGTAGTTGTGATTTGCAAAATCAACTGCCGCTCCTGAAGCATCGTTGAATGCCGATAGACCCTCAGAAGCTTTCTTTGCAACACCGCTCATTCCGAGATTTTCAAACAGCTCTGGTAGCTCGTCGATTCCCTTCTTAGTGATAAATTCCTGCGTATTAGTGAACCAATCAGCTACGCTCTGAGCTGACGAGCGTTTCGCACTGTCCTCTTTGCTCTTAGCTTCTGCCGTAGCTTTTGCTGTCTTTTTTCTCGCTTCTGCCAACTTCCCTTCGAGTACTGCAAGTTGGGAAAGAAGTGTAGACATTCCCTTGTACTCCTTTGTTGACTTATCTATACCGAACTTGTCAAGGTTGGATTGTATTCCTGCCGTATCGTCACCGATAGCACGTACTCCAAGGTCTGTAGCTTTGTAGTTAGCTGCTTTCAATGCCTCTTCATACTGCTTTTCAATATCAACCTCTTTCGATTTCGCTGAATTGAGAGCTTCCTGCGCTTCCTTAGCTTCATTGATGCGACGTATATGTTCTTGTTGCTTCTCACCAACAAAATCAAAAAGACCTCCTTGTTTGCTTATCTCAGAGTTGATGTCATTTATCTTTTCCTGTACTTTTGCTATATCCTCAATGTCTGTCAGTTTGCCACTTTTTAGCAACGTTTGAAGCTGATTGCGCAATGATTCAAGATATTTTTTAGTATGTGAAGACAAGTCAGAAAAAACATTCTCCCAATCTATCTGTTCGAAGATGTTTTCTTTGTCAATACTACGCAGTTCGTTGTCTCTTTGTTGTTCAAGAGAAGCCTTTTGATAAGCATTCTCTGCTTTTGCAATCTTGTCTGCATACTCTTCTGTTATAGCAAGTTTCTTATCTTGTATGTCGCCATATTCTTTCAAGAAGGCATACAATCCCGACTTCTCGCTTTCTATTAAATCGTTGTTCAGCTTCTCTATCTTTTTACTTCTGTCTTGACTTGCAAGTGCTTTAGACTCTTCAATAGCTTTTGACTGCGCATCCGTTAGCGTTGTCCCTTTTCCTGCTTCTTTGTTCTTTTTACGGAACTCGTCTTCTTGTTTTTTTATTTCAGCAAGACGCTTCTTATAGTCGTTGTCTATTTCTTTTAACTTCTTTTCTGTTCCTTCTTGCATAAGTGCAATAGTCGCGTCGATGTTTTTCTGTTCAAGTTCCAGTAACATCTTATTTAATTCTTCTTGCGCTTTTTTTTGCTTTTCTGCTGTCTCGTTTTTTCCTTGTTTTCCCCCTATTCCTCCCAACTTGACATTTGTATTGATAGTTTTCTGTTGCATCGCATAAGTACTTCTTCGCTGTCTTGACAAGAAATCATCCAAGATGTCAGTATTGAACTCTGAATATTTATTACCAGACTTTTTTAGCACATTTCTGACAACATTTTCGCCAGCATTTGCGAGTGCTACAGGACTTGCATTTTGATAACGACGTTTTGCTGCATTTACACCTGCTTCATACCATTTCTGTAGTCTGTCTCTTTGCTTCTTATACAGCTCGAGGTTTTCTTTTTTATTATTTCTGTAAGATTCGTTTGCGCCCATTGCTACGACTGTACTTTCAGGGAAAGCTCCCATTCCAGATGTTGCCGAATCGACATATTTCGCACTTTTTCTTGAGCCTTTATGATTCTTGTCGTAATTTTTAAGATAATTGAGTTCGTCCGCAGTTCGGGAAGCTCCTCCAATTATCCTATTAAAGAAACGCAAGATGTTCGTCAATACAGGCGTAAGGTTGGCATTTAATGATGTCAGAAAACCGTTCCATGCGTTGTTTAACTTCTTAAGGTTTACGTCTGCACGTGTGTTTATGTCAGCTAACAGTTCTTCTTTGGTTGCTGCGTTACCAATTGTCTTGGTGTATTTTTCTATTGCTTCTGCATTTTTGATAAAATACATAGCTGTAGCTCTATTACGAGCCATGAACTTTTCCCCTACATTTTCACCTCTATCATATGCTGCTTTGAGGTTCTTGAGAGCAGTAACCATGCCTACCATCGAAGGATTGTATTCTTTTTGCAGCTTTGACATGCTCATCAAAAGCATAGAAAACTTTGACGCAGCCTTAGAAGCACCACCGAACTGATTGCTTGAGAATCCTATCAGTGACGACATTTCCTTGAAACTTATTCCATAAAGAGACGCGGTAGAACCAGCGGACTTTATGGCTTCTGCCATTTCTCCGAATGACGATGTTGTATTGCGAGAAGCCGTAGCAATAACGTTAGATATTTTCGTAGCTTCATCTGCCGTTAAATGGTATTCGCCAGATATTTCAGCAATGCTTTTTGCCGACTCCGCAGATGTCTTGCCGGCTAATGCTCCAAATTCATTAGCTGCCTTAATCATTCGTGTCAAAGCTTCGGGAGAATCATTCAGACCATCCCACACCTTTACAAACTGAGTTGCAGATTGCGCCATATCCACACAACTTTTTGAAGTCGTTGCGGATAATGCAAGAATATTTTGTCGAAGGTCTTTTATCTTGTCGGAATCCATATAATGGTCAAGCGGTTGTAATGACACACGGAAAGCTTCTGCTGCCTTAGACATGTCATACAATCCTTTGCCAACGGCAGCAATAGCTGCGCCCCAAGCTCCGATTTTACCTATAAAGCCAAACAACGCAGAAAAATCACCTTTCATCAATCCGGCAAAAGAACTCTTCAATCCCCCGAATATTCCCTTTACTTTCTTTCCTGCTGCTTCGGCTTCTTTTCCTATGTTTTGCGTTTCTTTCGCAGTTTCTTTCGCTTCTTTGGCAGTGCTTTTGAAAGAATCAGTAAGCTTCTCTCCACTCTGTATACGTTTAGCGGCATCCAAAAGAGTGTTATATTCTTGTAAATCTGAATTTAGACGGCTATGTTCTTGTCCCCATTCATTTACTTTTTTCTGTAGGTCAGATATTTTTTGCTCTGCACTGGAAATAAGCCTATTGTAATAGTTAACACCTTGTCCTGTAGAGTTTTCGTCTGCTGAAAGATTTTTTATTTCTTGTTTATATGACGAGATTTTAAGTTTATACTTTTCAATCTGTTCTGTCGTTTCTTTTATCTTGCCGCTAAAGTCAGATGTGTTTAGTGTATTTTGTATTTCCTTAATTGTATCTTCGTACAATTTTATATCCGACTTTAAATCTTTGGCGTTTTCAGATTGCATTCTATCTATTTCTGCACGTCCAGCAGAAACAGATATGTATTCACGTAAAGAATCAGTCAATTGTTGAGTTGCCTGTGCATTTTGACTTTCTGCGACAGCGTTTGCTGTTGCTGCTGCCGTATTAGCAGAATGTGCAGCTGCTTCGGCAACGGTTGCTGTCGCTGCTGCTGTAGCACTTGCACTTACGGCAGAATTGGATACAGTTTGAGCACTATTTGCTCCAGTACTTGCTACAGACAAAGCTCCTAAGGCTTGGTATGCTCCACCAACCTCGGATATGGAATTCTTGGCATGATTGTAAGAATCCGTTAGTTCTATAACGTCTTCTTTCGCTAATTGCAACGATTGTTTTTGTGCGTTAATCTGTCTTGTTATCGCTTCAAAAGCCCCAGAACCTTTTTCTGTATCGTTTAGCTTTTCGTTAAGTTTAGATATAGAAGATTCAATGTCCCCAACTTTCTTGTTTGCATTGTCAATCATGTCAGGGACAATCTGGATACTTTTAACAGCATCGTCCATAGCAGATTTTAATATCTGCATTGCACGTTGTGTTTTTGTCGCAAGGTCGTCATCGGATTTGGATACATCCGTAAGAGCCTTAGTCATACGCTCTGAAAGAGCTTCTGTATCAACACCTACACGAGTTAGACTGTCGCACAATTTGTCTATAGATGATTGAATGTCGGAAATATCCATTTGTCCGCTTATTCCAAGTATCTCGTCTGCTGCCATATTGTATATTGTTTTAGCCCATCATATCCATAAAGAAATCGGATGCGTGTATTGACTTTTTTATAGATTGAGGTTTGTTTTCATTTTGTTTCATGTCATCATGCCCCATATCAATATTCTCATTAGAACCGAATGTCGGGATAGAACGATTAAGAAGCATAATGTTTAAGTATGAGCGCTTAAATACGACCTCCTCGTAACTCATACGAAAATACTTCATTACTCCTCCGATTGTTGCCCAGGGGGAGTCGTTAACGGCTCCGTTATCGTCAACACTTGGGTGAGGAAAGTTATAGAGGTTAAGAAAAAATTTGCATTAAACGAACGACTTACGAATTTTACAAGTTCGTTGAAGGCGATAATATCCAAGTTCTTTCGGATATAACGTCCCCATAGCCAACGTTTCCATGTCTTTCTGAATGCGCATTTTATAAATATTTCATTCATGAGACGTGCATCGTTGCCGTGTTCTGCAAGAGCTTTGAATATATTAATTTTGTCTCCTTCGCCCCATGATGGTTTTTTGATATCATTAGCGTACACGGACATTTCCCATATTTGACCGAACGTCAAGGGCTTAACTTTAAATCTAAACCACCCAACTTTAATCTTGACACTTTCTTCCAAGATTGTGTCTGCCGTTATTTTCTTGTCTTTTGTTTTCATACCTATAAAATAAAAAAGCGGTGCGGTTTGGGTCATGCCCTTACCTCACCGCATATCGAAGATTTGTGCTGATTATACTTCCTTATCGATGTCTGCTTTTACATCTTCGAGCAAGGCCCAACGATGTCCGCTTACTTTTTCACCGCTTGCGTTGAACACAGCCATCTGGCGGAACTCAATGTTCAGGTTTGGAAGACCTGTCTTACCGATAGAACCGTTGCGAGTAACAGTCAGTTTCATTTTTGAGAACTGGAATACCTTTGCTGGAATATCGTCAAGAACCTTGGTCTTAATCTGTACTGCCTTGTAGATTTCGGTTTCAGTCGGGAGTTCTTCGTTCCACTTGCTGTCAGTTGACGTGTAGCCGAGTATTGCCTTGAAAATCTCAGCAGACAAGTCGTATGTCTGCACAGTAAAGCCTTTTGTTGCTGCCGATGAAGGAAGGACTACGTATGGGTCTTCTGAGTCTTCTATTTCTACGTCGCTCGTTGATGCTGCGCTATCATTGAATGTCAAAGAGCCAGACACGATAGCCTTGAATTTAAACGGAAAATTGGTAGGATAGCCACCATTCGCTACAGGGTCGGCAATGGCAAATTCCTCAATGCCGTAAACACCATTTTTTCCTGTTTTTGCCATATCGTTAATTCTTTAAATTGTTAAATGTTACGTTGAATTTCAAATTAATGTAGTAAGTATTGTCGTTGTCGGGTGTCGGTCGTGAATCGGAATAGAATTCAAAATACGCCCCTTCGAGATATGTGTTATCTTCGAAAAAAGCGAGCAGATTCTTTGCTATTGTAATTAGTCTTCGTGTGTTGGGTTCGTCATTGACGGTACGTTTAACATGTATGTTAACATTTACAACGCCTTCGTTTATTGTATCTTGCTGTACAAAAGGCAGATGGTTTATGACGACATATTCATTCAAGCTTGATTTCTTGGGGATTTCATACTTGAAGACCCCTTGCTCATTTATGCCGATTTTTTTACATTCCTTTTTTAAAAGCTTATACATTGCACTTACAGCGTCATCCCCTAATGTCATACCTTACGTTTTTTTATTGTTAGAGCCACAATTTGAGGTATCGTCTTTTGTATGTTGTAAAGCCTTTTACCTCCATAACTTTATTGATTGTACCGTCCTTTTTTATTATCATTACCTTGTCACCTTCACGAGGCAGTATTTTATACTTGTGTTTGGAAAGAGGAGCAATTACTTCATACGAGTAAGCATACCGTTGCCCGTCATTCAAACTTACAAGCTTTGCACTGGTGTTAGGATAAATAAGGCATTTCCCGAATTCTAAAAATCTTGTTGCAGTCGCTTCTACAGGATTTCCATCCTCGTCATAACCGCCTCCAGCATTTTCGTGCTCCACTTCAAAATTAGGTTCTCCATTGTCGTTCATGTCAAAGAACCTGTCTCCTACCTGAACATAGCCAACATCGTAAACCTTAATCTGTACCTGTAGCTTGTCTTCAAAGTTCATGTCTCACCCTCCTTTACCAAACGCTTACACTTCGCAACCAATAGCCGTCCGAATCTTCATTAAGAACAAGGTCAGCATCCAATCCGGCGTCTTTGGCGATAGATTTAATCATATCGTCAATTAAGCTATTCTGGTTCTTGTAGCCTTGGGACATACCGCCTACATTCTCGTTTGAAAGCACACGCATCTTATACAAGATACGCATTGCAGCATAGGCTACAGGCTGCTTTACAGACACTGAATATGTATCATCAACACTTGCCGATGTGCTAAACTTGTCGGCTGCGTCGATAAACATTTTCTCTATCGCTTCGTCAGAAGTAGAGAATGGCTGTATTTCGCTTGCTATAGCTTCCGAGATTGTCATGCTGTCCTTGTCTTAATGTTACAACTTACTACATTTAGAGTTCTTAAGACAACCTTTTACTTGGTTGTCTTAAGAATAAAGAGGTCGTTCAAGCCGTTGAACACAGGCTGCGCCCACATATCGTAGTTTACATGATAGCCTGTCTTGTCACGCCAATAGCCTACGTAGTTGTCGTCATGAGAAGAATAAGAGACACCAGGAATTGGGTCTGCCAACTCCAACGGGTCGGAAATCTTCATTATGGCTACGGTGTCGGCACACTGAGCGACTACACGGTCGTCAACGATTAGATTGACTGTCGAACCATCGGCAAGTGTTACAAACTGGTCTTCATCAATCTGTATTACAGGCAGCAGGATAGAACGCAGATAAGTGTTTACTTGGTCTACCGTGAGCATCGGCACGGCAGGGTTTATCTGGATTGTGCCGAGGTTAAGCTTGAATGTGTCCTTGATTTCCTTTGCCTTGCACATTTTGTAGAATGTGTTTTCAGACATACGGAGCTTCTGAATCTTGCGACCCTTCTTCTTCGCCTCGTCCTTGAGCATCTTGATGTCAGCGATTGGAGTTGCAGTCTCTGTACCCCAGTTGTTGGTGACAGAAATCTCCTTAAAGCCAAGGTCAAAGGTGTAAGATACATTCGCCTTTGCGTTGTTGGCGCGAGAGACTGTCTGCTTGCCCGTATAGAGTCCTTCGAAATAGAGCATGTCAAGACGCTTGTGAGGCGCAATGACAGCACGCTCGAAGGGGCGGAAAGAGAAACTAATAAGCTTGTCGTACTGTTCGTTGAGCTGCGCCTGAGTGTAGTTACGGCCTTCCACATCACGATAGCGACCTTCAAGCTGATGCATCTGGTCAAGATAATCGTTGTCAAGCTCCCACTCGTCGCCATAACGACCGATTGAACCAGTCAACTGGCCGAAATCGGGCATATGATGTACAGGCTTCTCAGCGTTCTTGGCGATAACAGAACCTACCATAGCAGCAGTGTATTCTGCAAGATTAGCGTTGTAAACCTTTGCAGCGCAATAGTCAATCTGCTTAATCTCGTTCTTCCACAAAGCCTTGTAGGTCGAGGTCTTCATGTTCTCGTCAATATAGGTCTGAAAAGACTTCGGGTCTAATAGCTGTTTAAGAATACTATTCATACCTTTCTATATTTTGTGTTATTGTTATCCTGTTAATAAATATTACTTGCTGTTACTGTATCTTGAACAACGCAATACCGTTAGCGTTCAAGCCAGCCTTGATGTCTACGTTGATAGGGTAGGGGAGCGATGCTTCCTCGACCTCCATAACACGAAGCGTAGGCTCAACCTGCTGCGAAGCGTCCTTGTCGAGTTCCTTTGTTGCGTAGGTAAAGCCAAGGATTACGTCTGAGTCCTTGTTGTAGTCAGTAACAATGTCGTTTGCGTTGATAGCAGCGTCGAGTCCTGCTGAAAGCGTCACAGTGTCAAGTGTAGTGCTTCTTGCGATAGATGAGATTTTCTTGCCGCCAATGGTGTCACCCTCCTTAAAGAGAGAACCAGGTGCGAGTTTCACTGTTTTGGCAGCAGCTTCAGCCTTTTCCGTAACCTTTGCAGTCTTTACAGCGACAGCCTTGCCACCTGTGCCAAGCTTGACAACAGTACCCTTAGGCAACCACTTTAACTCGGCTGGCAGATTGCTCTGGTCAAGGTCATAGCCGCCCTGTCTTACAACGCACTGCTCTTCCCACCAAGAACCTTCCTTAATATCGGTAGGCACTGTCTTCTTGAGGTACATTCCTTTATAAGCCATACTTTACTAATTTTTTAATTTTACATTTGATTTACTTTGCAGCACCTTCGGGCTTCGGAGCGTTACGCTCGGCAAAACCCTCCATGCGCTTAATAAAATCCTGCTGCTCGGTCTGTGGCGTGCTTGTTGTCGGAGCTGTAACGAATGTGCCGTTTGCGACAAGCGACTGCTTCAGTGCGGTATAATCGCTCGTTATCTGCTCAACGACATTGTCAAGGTTCTCCTCATTGCCGAGCGTGTAACGTGAACGGAATACTTCGGGGACATCCTTTAACTTCTCATTGCTTTGCAGCAATGCTGACAATCTTGCTTTTTCTTCACGCTCTTTATATGGAGCGAGAGCAGCAGTAACAGCATCTGAAATAGCCTTCTGCTGTTCTGCTTTCGAGTCGGCAATCATTTTTGCCACGTCATCGGCTGTTAGTGGAGCGTTTTTCGGAGTCGTTGGTGGAATTGGTGGTGTAGGAGGTACTGTGGGGTCAGTCGGTTTAGTCCAACCTTTGTACTTCAACTCTGTCTCACTTACTGCACGATTGAATGACGATTGCATCATGCCTACATAAGGCTCGACCGCTGTGATAGCTTTAGTAACGTCCTCGTCTGTTGACTCATCTGTTAGGCCACGACTTGCGATAATCTGGTCTACCAGCTTTGAAAGTTCATCCTTCTTCAAACCGTACTTCGCGAATGACGTTTTGCAAGAAGCAAGCACTTTTTCTTTTATTGCCATAGTGTAATTCTGTTTAAACGTTAATGAAAATTTTATCTAACAACAAAATTACATCATAAATGAATGCGTATAAAGAAATTTAAAAAGGCTGTGTAAACAATTTTGTTTTAGCGTGTTTTTCTTTGGTTTTGAATGATGTTTTATGTGTCTGTGTATAAGTTTACATAAATGAAAAGATTATTGCATTAGATACAAAATAAAACAGGGCACAACGCATTTGTTAGCGTTATACCCCGTAATAAAGTGTTATCTACAAGCTTCTATAAACTTGTTTATATCGTAGTGTTGTCTAAATTTTCAATATTCTGTTCTATGTTAACAGCAACAGCGTCACGTATTGCGCGAACTGTATCGACTGTTGCATCAATCACATTTTCTCCTCCTTCTTTATCTCCAAACAGGCGTATAGCCCGCTCTTGCAATTTTAAAAAATCCCGAAGTAGGTTTAACATTTCTGATGTGGTGTTGCTTACTGTGAATACTATCTCGCTGTTGTTTGTTGATTTATCGTTGTTCATAATTTACTCTGATTTAAATAATTTGTGTGTTACTTGTTTTCTCCGTTAATTTCGGCAATAGCTCGCTTTACATTAAAATCGTTGTTGTAAAGCGCAATAATAAAGCGTTTTCCACGTTGATTCCATACAAGGGTTGTACTGGTTGATATTTCACCGTTGCTTGACTGATAGTTGTAGGTGCGTGTACCTGCCAAGTTCCAACCTTTATAAGGCATCTTTAAGTGCCATTGTCCCGATTGCGAGTAAATTATACCTAATTCTTTTAGCTTGGCGTTGAGCGAGCGTGCGGTAATGTGCAAGTCGTCGGCAACTTGCGTTGTTGTAATACAAGTTGTTGAAGCAAGTGTGTTGTCGTAGTATTCTGCTTTAGGTGCGGCGATTTTGATTTGCTTGTCTTGCGCATCAATCTGTGCGTCTTTTTGTTCGATAACTATTTCTTGATGCCGACCTTGTTCTTCAAGCTCTTTAATGCGCTTTTCGTGTTCGGCAATAACCTCGTCAGCAACTTTCATTGCACGTGCTAAAATTGTTGCAGGAGTGTCATTCTGTGTTGTAGCAAGGTAACCGCCTTTGGTGCGGATTTCATGGAGGATTTTCTTTACGCCTTTCTTGAACTGCTTGGCGATAGGTTTGCGTGATTGCATAAGAAGTTCGTACAGTCCGTCTTCTGTTAAGAACCATGTATCACCACCGTTTCGACCTAAGTTTAACTTAAGTCGTTCTTCTTCATCTACACGGTCTATGACCATCGAGACATTTTTTGCTTTAAGCCAATCAACAACATCTTTTGCTCGAAACAATGGACGTTCGACTGAGCCCCATACATCAATCTCCTTATCAAGAAGATTTGATTTGTTGATAATTTTTACTTCGTTCATTCCGATATTATTTTTGAACGTTTAACTAAGCAGGCACATAAAGGGCGTACTGCTACCCTTTGTTCAATGCTATATATCGGAAAAGCACGCATACACCATTATAGTATATGCAAGGGGCAATACGCCTATATTTTCATATGTTAAATGTCGAGCATAAAAAATGCCCTACCTTGTGTGGTAGAGCTTACAGCTTCTACCGATATATATTTTTGAACGCCACAAAATTATAATTTCTTCAGTAATGTACAAAATTTTTTTTGTGATATTTTTTATAATTTATTTTTCTATTATTTTTAACGTTGCAAAATTAATAAAAACAGACACAAAAACCAAGAAAACTAATAGAAATATTAATATTTAAGACATTTTAGGTGATTTCTTGGGCGTGCAAGTTTTCTTGGAGAATGATAGCATCTATTTTACGGCAGAGGTGTTTTTGAATTTGTTGATAAAATAGCACTGTCCCTTGCCAGTCACCTTTGTTGTGATTGTTGTATGCATAACGCCATCATTTCCGCTACGCACACCCTTCTTTATCTCGAAAAGTCCTTGCTCGACATATTGTTGGTTGGGGATATTGTACAGTTCGCCTTTCTTGCCAAGATAGCCATTGTTCCGCAACCATTCAAACAACTTGTTCTGACCTATTGTAATGCCATTCTGTGTAAGAACTTTTGCAAGTTCCCCAACAAGACAGCTTGCCTTGCTTCCAACAATAGCATCGGCAAATGTGACCTTAGGCTGCATTTGCATGACCACGCCATTTAAAACAACGATTTCATGCGCTGATTCTTGCAACGCCTTTTGCTGTCGCTCGATTTTTTTCTTGTTGTTCAGCCGCGAGGCGCAGAGCTTCGGCAAATGTCTGTGGCAGTCCATACTTTCCTGTTTTGCGGATTGAGGGTAATACATCGCCACACACCCAATCTTGGAAAGGCTCTGCGATAGGCTTGTCGGAGCGCATAATTAAACGATAGAGGTTCTGCTCGTTGATAAAGTGTGCTCTTTGTGTGCGCCCCATAGAATCTATGACCTCGATTGAATCTACCCCATCTTATTTTAGGCGTTTCTTAGCGTCTGTGGCGTTGTTTATTCCTAATACTCGACAAATGTCTGCCAAGCAAAACAATGGCTCTTCACTCGTCCCTGCTGTTCTAATCTTTCCGAACGCAGGATTTTCAAATATTTTTATCTCGTTCATGTTTGTCGCTTTTTATTTCGTTCCAGTAGAATTAAATCCATGTTCACCTCGTTCCGTGTCTTTTTCTATCGTACCGACTTCTAACGTCACGCTGGGAACTTGAACAATGCGCATTTGCGCTATCTTCGTGCCAGCAGGAATATATACGCCATGGTTACCTGCATTACATAGTTCTGGCGTAGAACCACAACCGACACGCAACAGAGCGCATACCTCACCAGTATAACCACAGTCTACAAGACCGACGAGCACATCTGCATCTATGCGTATGTCAATATCACCGCTCCGTTTTCTTCCTTTACAAGCCATGCCCTTTAAAGACATTCCGCTACGTGGTTGTATCACGGCAGCGAGGTGCGGCGGCAACTGTATCTTAAAGCCGAGAGGGATTGCTGTTCGCTGGTAAGGTACAAGTTCTACGTCTTCTCTTGTAAAAACGTCAAATGCCACATCTGTTGCGTGTGCTTTTTCAGGCATTTTGCCACCGCACAATTCAATTTTAATTATCTCGTTCATATCTATAATTTTGATTTAATGTTTATTTCAGATGTCCACAATGCCATTTAGAGCAGATAGGACAAATGTAAATTTTATAATTCAAAGCTTTTAACTTGGGGTTCTGTTGAAGAAACTCTGCCGCTTCTTCTTCGCTTTCGTAGGCGACTTTAGCCTTCCACGAATTGCTGTGCTGCTTTCGAGTCCAATGCCGAGGGTCGGGATGCAACGGTCTTACGTTGTCTTTGTTTCTTATCTTTCTATTTTTCATTGAGTCTGTTTTTTATGAGTGCAATTTTCGCCTTTACTTTGTTTATGTTCCGTGCATCGTGGTTGCTTAGTCTTACAACGTGATAGCCCATGCGCCAAATGCCAGCCGAGCGGTTGCCGTCCTTGCGTTTTTGACTTTTTGTATAATGGTAACCACCGTCAATCTCCACAATTACCTTCAGCTCGGGCAAATATATGTCCGCAAAATACAGCTTGCGCCCTGTCGTTATAGGCTGCTGTCTAACAACCTTATATCCAAGTAGCTCACAGTTGCGTATCGCTGCTTTTTCTGCGTTGCTTGTCTTTGACATAAGGTCTTGACGCATTCTGTTAATTAATGCTTTGCTTGGCTTCATTGTTGTTTATTTAAGATTACGAATAATGCGCATAGCGTTGTCAATGGCCCATCCAAACAATGCTGGTGGTGGCATTGTGATATTAGCACCTCGTCTCCATTTTTGGCAATAATGTAACAAACGGAGCGTTTCTTTTCTGGACATGATATACGTGAAATATCGACACAAATCACTACAATGTCCTTCTCTCTTGCCTATATTACAATGACCATATCCGTCTATATCCTCGTTTTTAAAGAATGGACACTCACCGCAATAAACTTCTTTACTTATTTCTTTTTTCATTTTTCAAAGCCTCCTTTTTACGCTGCTGCTTTTCAAAAAGCCTTTGCTGCTTCACCATTGAATCGTATATCGTGTTATACACTTTCTCGATAACAAATTTTGGTGTGTCACTTTTGCGGATAAATACCGGGTGATAGCCACATTTGTGTCTACGGTAGAAAATCTCGTCATCATCGCCTTCAATCTTTACCGATACTTTAGCAGCTATAACATAAAGGTCACAATGCCCATTTCTGTGCTTGCGACGACACTTGTACGAGACATTGTTCTCGTCAAGATATTTTTTTAGTTTTTCGAGCTTTGTGGAATTTTTCATATGTCTATATTTTTTACAATCTATATATACCAAGCATTAGCGCAAGGGGATGGCGCGATTTTCTTTGTTGTTGAATATTTTACTTATAATTGTATATGTGTTAGAAGTTACGTTATAAGCGAAGTTATGTGTTGTAAACATATACCCAGGTACAGGGTATCCTCCCACCTTAGGCATAAGGGTAGAATGAAAATGACTTTGTAAGGCTACAAAACCCTTTTCTACGGCATATCTCACGTAATTGAATGCTGTCTTTAACGAAACTCCAAAATTTCGCGCAATTCTTTTGTACGATAATCCTTTCTCATTGTAAGAATCTCCGTAACCATACTTCCTTTTAAGTGCGCGAGCTTTTTTGACAACACTAATTTGTCTCGCCTCACGTGCTTGTAGAATGGTACGCTTACAGAAATCTTTATGAGATTGGATTATGCACAAAAGAATGGCGTATAATGATTTTTCTACGTCTTTTATTGTGTCATAACAAATATCTGTAATATTAATATTTCTGTCTTTATGCTTCGAAACGACTGAAAGAAAAACAAGTGAAGAACCTTCGATTTTAGCAAAGCCGAGTTGAATAAGCGTATTTATGCGTTTCTTTATAGTGTACGCATGTACGCCTGTAATGTCAGCAACCTTATTGACTGACCAGTTCTTCAATACATTTTTATTGTGTTTATGGTAAAAATACAGCAACAAGGCTATAGCTTTCAGAGAAGCTTTCTCTCTGAAAAGGCTGTTAGCTATGTTGTATCGTAGGTTTTTTACCATAATGTTCATAAAAAAGAAACCCCCAATGTACAGCGGACTTGGCAACACTGACAATGGGAGTTATTGTATATTTAGACCCTTTTCTTTTTAGATAGGGAAATTGTTCTTTTATTGCCACGTCATTTGTACGCCACAAAATTAATAAATTATTAGCGTGTGTGCACGTTTTGAATATTAAAATATATTAAAGACTAATAGAAAACTAAGAGGATACTTTGCTGTTTGAAGATTTATTATTAACTTTGCGGTGTTAAAACTAATAAATAATTAACAAATACAGGAGATACAACAATGAAAAATATGTATGGAGAAACAGTTAAACCACAATATGAGGTGGCACTAAAACAGCATGTTAAAGGCCATGTTGATAACGATTATGAAACAGTCGACTTTATTGGAGCTGACAATTACAAGGAAGCTTGCAAAATAGCCAAGGCGCAATCTAAAGATATAGGCAAAAACAACGGCAGATTTCTCGAAACGGAACGTCAGAACGCAGGTCTTGCCATGGTGTCTATAGTCTGCTATTATTCCGACGACGTATCGGATTATAACGAGGTATGGCAAGAAGATTATGTCGGAGGTAAAAAGGTCGGCAGATATATTCTTTAACAATAAGGTTTGCGAACTTAAAAATAATAAAACATGAATGATTACATGGACCCTCGCAATTGGGATAAAGAAGAAGTACAAGCCTGTAAGTATTGGTCGGCAGGAGCTGTCGTAACTTTGGCTTTATTCTACTTTACAATCTGGATATTTTATTAACAGAAAAAATATACAACAATGGAGATTACGACAACAATGGTTCGCTTTCGTTGCCCGAAGGCAATGATGGAGATAAAAACGCCGAAAGCTCAGATGTTTGCCTTTGGTAAAGAACAGGACAAAAGGGTCTGGGTTCCCGAGAATAAAATCATCGTTAAACCCGACAATGAGTCCGACGACTTGAACGAGTGTATAATGCCAAAATGGCTCTATGGCAAGACAATGCTGCCTATGTACACGCAGATAGACGAAGAATTTTTGCACACAGAGAATGTAGACATCTTATAAAATAAAAAGTTTAACGTAACAACAATACTATACCCCTTAATCAAGCACAGATTAGTCGCATTACGGAAAAAATGATGCTGGCTTATCAAGACAGAGGAAAGGTTACGGCGTGGGATTTTTACAATGCCGCTACAGATATGTACAAGCCGTATATGTTAGACCAGCCAATGATTCTATCGCAAAATTTGGCTCTCGTTGATTTTATCGAAACTCATGTATTATAAATATATTTCCGTTTTCTACGTCGTGAGACGTGTATATTTAATCAGTTAAAAATAAATGATATTGCGCCCCACAGCGGTGGGGTTTTAACAACTCGGAATAATTCATCCGTCACGGGACGGTAGGTTGCAAATAAGTCCGTTTAGGATTGATAGCCATAAAATTAGTAAAGTGTTAGAATAAATAATCGTGCGAGCAGCCTGTAAATGCACGATGTGAATATAGGTTCGAGTCCTTATTCCGAGGCTAAATATAAAACAAAGGAGATATGGAAGAAAAAACATGTGAGATATGCGGAAAAATTCTGCCACTGTCCGCTTTTTCAAAGTCCTATAAAGGGCGTTGCAAAGAATGTGTGGCACGACTGACAAAAGAAAAGCGTAACGGCACAGCAGCCACCACCCATAAGTTGATTGATTGGGAACAACGCAGATATGAGATAGCGAAGGATATTCTTTGCGCTATCTATATGGACGAGGGAAACGAGAAACGCAGCACAAACCCAGGCATTGAGTTTGAGTATCAAAGTTTGGAGGGCAATGCAAGGGAAGCCGTCAGATACGCTAACGTACTCATTGAAGAACTTAAAAGGGAAAATCATGGATAGAAAACTTTTCTTTCACACCGTTTGTCTTATGCGCACAGCACAACGTGAATATTTCAAGACACGAAGTAGCGCAGCACTCGCTCAAAGTAAGTTGCTGGAGAAAACAATTGACGATGAAATAAAGCGAGCTAAGGCAGTATTGGCTGCAAAAGCAAAGCCGTTCTATGAACTCGTGAATATAGATTTGAGGATGGGGCAAGAATGGATTAACGACCATGTTGTAGCAAGCCTTGATGATTTCTTCTGCGATGTGACCATTCAACATCAAAATGTGTTGGACATTCATCTTTACGACCACGGATATTGCGATGCATACGATTTTCCCACACTCGTTATTAACGATGTAGGTGATGTTTCAGGCGATGATATGCTTGAATTTAAGTTCGAATGTAATAATGGTAAATATAACGTATCGTTCTTACACGTACTGAAAGGTTAACAAAAACATATAAAAATGGAAAATGATAATTATGGAATTCATTTTAACGCTCTGAAATATGTAAATTCAGGTGTTTTAAACATTAAAGGGCGCTCAGAAACAAAACGTTGTCTTGTCGTGCCTATAGAAGACAACCATCTATTTGAGAGTGTAAACGAAGATGGCTCACCAAAGGCAGTCTATTTGGATTTAAATGCTTTTGCTCTGCGCGAGCCAAAATACGAACAGACGCATATTGTCAAGCAATCCCTGCCTAAGGACGTTCGCGAAAGCATGACAAAGGAACAGCTGGATGCCATGCCTATACTTGGAGGCATGAAACCGCTTGTTAATCCTTCAGCTAATGCTGCTACAGCAAGCAATGTTCCGTTCGCACAGCCAACGGAAGATGACAGTGATTTACCGTTTTAAATATTAAGAATATGGGAAGATACAGTAAAAAAACAGAACAGGAAACTCAGAACAACGAAGCTCCTCAGTTTATTCCACCGTTGGAACAAGTCGAAAACGAAGAACAGGAAGCTCAGAACAACGAAAAGTCTCAGCGTATAATTCCGCTTATTGCGAGTGAAGACGTAGTGTTACATAAAGGTGGCGTGCTTGTGCCAACTGTTAATAAACTAACAGGTTTTGAAGGTGCAATTGTTATGTCAACACAAGACAATGCTATCAATGGGCTACTCGTAGAAGACAACAAACGTCTTACGTCTTCATTCGTTGTGCCAATGTCAATAATGGCAGACAGCGAAGTGAACGTTGTTGTCAACGTTGTTGACGAGGTTAATATCCTTCGACAAACGCAATATGGCACACGCATGGATAACCTTATTATCCCAGCCGGAACCCATATTGCCGACCTTGTTCTATTGTAAAACAATCTCGGGTGCTACAGATACAAAGTAGCACCCTTATAAAAGAATACAGATGTCAAGAATTGAAAGTAATAGAAGTCTGAATGCTCAATATCGAGAGTTACGCAAAGGCGAACTCGTGTACAGAGTTGAGCTGTATGCTACCAATGGTGTCCACGGCATTGGCAATCGTGAAGTGATAAATAAAATTGTGGACTTGCTTATTAGCGAGTCACAGAAACAAATAGAAAAGGAGGTGAACGAATGACAAGCAAAATCAAACATCCTCGCAAGCGTATCGTTGTGCTTGAGCTTAAAAAAGAAAAAGAAACACTCGTATATAGTACGTGTGCTGAGCTTGCTGTTGCAAACGGTAAAAATAAAATAGGCATTGAATTAGGAGCACTATGGAATGCACTTGCCAAAAACGAGGGTGTCTACGAAAATGATTTGTGTAAGATTTACTATCGCAAGATAGAAAACAATAAGAACCCAGAATGGAAATAATATATGGACAATATAATTATAGAAACTGATAAAGACCGTAAAAACAGTTTTACTGTTCGTCAAGGCGATAAATATAACGACGGACTAACGTATGACGAAATGCTCGGTACGATTAGTGCTTTAACTATGCCTACAGAACGTCCTTGTATTCATTGGATGAAGACAGAAGAACAATGGAATGATTTCTTTGCAAATGTTTTATCAGCAAAAAAATAGGCATATTAAGAATGAAGTTTGATGATTTCTTAAAACAGCAACAGCACACGAAGCGAAAACCACGGCACGATGAATCTAAAATTCAACAGTCAGTTGTTAAGTGGTTTCGTTTACAATATCCTCAGTATATTATCGCTGCTGTACCTAATGGAGGGTATCGCAATTCTAAAGAAGCTGCAATTATGCAATGCGAAGGAGTTCTTGCTGGCTTTGCCGACCTTATAATAATAGCGCAGCGCAATGTTCTGTTTTTAGAAATGAAGACAGAAAAAGGCTGTCAGTCAGAGAAGCAGAAAGAGTTTCAGAACAAGGTCAGTAAACTTGGCTTTGAGTACGTGATATGCCGTTCTTTTGACCAATCTGTTCTTGCAATAGAACGGTGGATTAAAATCATAACAATCAAATAACTTAAAAAGGAGATACACAATGACAGGTTTGAATTATGTAATTGAAGCGAAAGGAGAAATACCTTACTTTGTCAAAACCAACGATGGTTGCGAACTTTTGTCTGATGATAGAAATTTGAAAATTATCATCAAGCATAGAAAAGTGTTTAACAACAATAATAACACACAACAGGAAGTCTGTACCACTGCTTGCTGGGTAGCTTCACACAGTACATGGGAGAGGGGTAATATTTCCTCTACAATTTGCTCTATAGACGAGTATATCAAAGGTCTTGACGCTTCTCCTTACTTTACAAAAGCTACTAACGAATATCGCCAATATTTAAACACGGATATAAAATGATAGAAATTGGTATAGTCACGCTGATTATGACGGTAGTGATGTTCGTCTTATGTATGCTGAATTTTCTGCTTGGAAAAGAAAGCACTTATGTGTTTTCACAGTCAATACAGAAGTGGTATCTCGTATTGTCATTAGCATATATCTTACTTTCGTTGTATTACATTTACAAGACCGCTTCACTTTTAAATTAACTAAAATGGAAACTCCGATTAAATGTTTTGCCGTTGAATCTTTCGGCAATAGTTACAAGGTTTTTGCCGACCAAACAGTAGATTCATTATATGTGCAAGAAACGCTAAACATCGCAAAGGTGTCAGTATTTCAATTTCTCTACACCGAATATCTTATCACAGATAATTGGATGTATTCAATGGAGTGGTACTTGAAAAAGAAAGGCATCTTGCGCTTTGAACTAAAAAAGAAGTTCAACGAAGCAAAGCAATCCTTACGCAAGATAATAGAACTTGTAGAAAGTAACTCGCAAGACACCTATTGCAATGAGTATGCAAGCCAACTGGATGATATGGCTTTGCCAACATTGAAAAAACTTCGTGACCAAATTGCTCAGAAGTTACAGAATCTTGGCGTGCCACGTGCAGGCGTGTGTGCTACTATGATAGTCCTTCAGAATCTTATATGCATGTCGGTTGATACTCATAAACATATATTCAAGCGCATATACGAAATACGCCACATTGACATCAAGAAGTGTTTTGAGAAGGTCTATCCTGAGACCGCAATCAAACAAATAGACGAGATGCTTGCACTTGTTATGGGTGACGATAGGCAGAAGTATCAGAACAATATCGTCAACAACAAGACTATTAAGCAGCTGTTTGATAAATATGCGGTAACTATTTACGACCAGAACAATATCAAAAAAGCAAGTATCGCAGCGTATAAAGCTATGCCTGAAACGGAACGTGAAAGATATATGTTGCTTGAAGACGGTGCTTGTATCCTTAAAGATAGTTACAATGGTAAGAAAACTGAAAACGACCGCAAAGCTGGTTGACACATTGACAAAAAAGGACTGTGCGGATAATGGTAGCGTTTGGGCAAAAGATTATCCGCTCAATCTTTTTAGTGGAAATGCTAAAGAATGTCAGTTTACTCGTGAGGACTTGCGTTCCTCGTTTATCGCAGGAATAAGTGATTTTTTCAAATGCGTGTGGCACGACCCGATTAAAGAGTTGCCCAATGATGGAGAATGGTGCTTGTTGCATACGACAAGTGGCTTCCGTCTTGCTGTTCGTCGTGAAACGCAGACAGGTGTACATAAATGGTGGCTTATGGATTATTCACTTTATGACGGCAAAGGACTCAAACGATGGGCGTATGTCAGCGACCTTGTGCTGTACAAATAATTGCTCGATGCCCTTACTACAAGTAACCCCATTGCACAATAACAGAATACTAATTTTCTGTCTGTAACACATAAATCTTAACAAAAATCACATGGCAAATTTGAAATTAACAAAAGAGAGTACGAATAGTGAAATCAAGGAGTATTTTACCGCAGTGTTAAACCTTTCACAGTCCAACAGGGAATTTCCTGTAAGTATTGATGATGTATGGCCGCTTGTATATGGCAAGAAATCGGATGCTGTAGAAGCACTCATTAATAATGAGCAGTTCATAAAAGATGTTGACTATCAAGTTTTTCGGAAAAAGAATGACTAAAAAAGCAAAAAATAGCAGATTTGAGCTTTTGTTTTGAGTTTCAAGTGGTTGTGGCAGTCGTTGGCTTTTTGTGGCATTCGTGAGGAAATGCGAAAA